TGATTTTGTCCTGGCTGATACAGGCAAAGGGAAAATAACAAAGGCGGATTGATGGGGTGGCTAATGATATCAGATAAACTCATAACGCTGGTGAAGAGCCTCTGTGTACTTGTCGGCATTTCATTTTTAGTCATGCTGGTTGCCATTTTCTTTTCCACCGCCTGGCGAGTCCTGACGTTATCGGGACTGGTGGGGTGAAAGAGAGATGAACCGTGTTCTGTGTGTGGTGATTATTGTCCTGCTGGTGGCCTGTGGTGCGCTTAGTCTGGGGCTGAATCATTACCGTGATAACGCCATAACCTACAAAGAGCAGCGCGATAAAAAAGTCAGTGAGCTGGAGCTGGCAAATGCAACCATTACTGATATGCAGCAGCGCCAGCGTGATGTTGCTGCACTTGATGCCAGATACTCGAGGGAATTAGCCGATGCGAGAGCTGAAAATGAAACTCTGCGTGCTGATGTTGCCGCTGGTCGTAAGCGCCTGCGGATCAACGCCACCTGCTCCGGTACCGTGCGTGAAGCCACCGGCACCTCCGGCGTGGATAATGCAACCGGCCCCCGACTGGCAGACACCGCTGAACGGGATTATTTCATCCTCAGAGAACGGTTGATGACAATGCAGAAGCAGCTGGAAGGGGCACAGGACTATATCCGCACTCAGTGCCTGAATTAACAGAGCCAGCTTAATCGCTGGCTTTTTCATATCTGAATTTCATCGCGCATATCACATCCCCGAGCCTTTCAGAAAGTTGAGCCTGAGAACTGTCGTATATGGTGGCGACCATCTCGGGGCGGCTTTTCTGTGAGACAGGCTCAATTTTCTGAAAGGTAAGACGCTATGAACTATCCGACGATTGTTAACGGTATTGATTTCCGCGATCTTGTTTTTGTGACAGGCAACGAGCCGGTGACGGATACCCGAAAGGTTGCCGTAGCATTTGGCAAAGAACACAAAGATGTATTGCGGAAAACAAGAGCCGTTGTTCAACAATGCTCAAAAGAATTTGCAGAGCGCAATTTTGCGCTTTGCTATGAAAACAATGAGTTACAGAACGGTAAACCCCAGCCCATATATCGAATGACAAAAGACGGTTGGACGATGTTGGTATTTGGTTTTACGGGGAAAGCTGCTATGACCTTTAAGGAAGCGTACATTCAGGCTTTCAACTGGATGGCTGAGCTTATTCAGCAAGGTCTGGCGAATCTGGAGGCGGAGCGCAACGCTGTAATGCTGGAGTACATGAAAGAGAAAGATGTCGCCAGTATGTCAGGTCGTTTGCTCAATCGCTGGGGCAGGGTGAAGAAGCCTCAGTTGCTGGCAAGGCTGGACAGGCTGGAGCAGCAGGGGCAGATTGCGTTACCCGGATTTGATAAAGGCATTTCAGCCTGACATAGCCATGCGCCGTATCGTCGCCGTATTCCCGCATTAACAGAGACCGCAGCCACCTTATCTGCGTGAGTGTGCGGGGATAATCAAAAACGATGCACACCGGGTTTTCTCATTTTTCACGAGATGGGAGCGATTTCCCGCGAAGCCGCCTGTCCGGTGCGGTGGTGGAAGAAACCGGATAAAACAACCGCATTGTGCAAATATCGATCAAATATGGTGCTGCTGTGTGAAATCTGAAAAATCACAGCGGTCATTATGCATCAGTTTTTAACACAGGACGTCAGAACGTGACATGGCAAAGCTGGACTGGAAAAAGCTGGAGCAGGCATTCCGACGCGAATATGCCGAAACGGGAATAACATTACTGGACTGGTGCCGGAAGAAAAAGATTAATTACAACACCGCCAGAACCCGTATAAAAATGGGCAAAATCGATCATGAAATTGATCATAAAACCGATCATGAAATCGATCATGACATCTCAGATGAAGAACCCTGCAATGACGCGGGTTCCGGCGATGAAAAATGCGCAAAAAACTCTGAAAAAAACTGCGCAAATTCGGCAGAAACGAAACGGATTCGTGGTTCCCGACTTTTACCACCTTCAAACGCTTTTTCTCAGCGAAACACCTACGCCGTAAGACACCGTGGATATGCGAAGTATCTTGAGGCAGATAACCTCATGGATGATGCGTCCGACATGGTGCTGTTTGATGAACTGGTGTTCACCCGGGCCCGCGCACTTTCAGTAACTAAGGCACTTAAAGGGATGTTCGCCGACCTGGAAGAGGCAACTGACGTGGAAACCCGCGTTGCTCTTTACGACAAAATACTCAAAGCTGAACAGGCCCTTGACCGGAATATTGCCCGTATCGAGTCAATTGAACGCTCATTGCTGACGCTGGACGTCCTGGCTGAGACAGCACCAAAACTTCGTGCTGACCGGGAAAGAATCAACGCCGCCAGAGATAAACTCAGAGCGGAAACCGATATTCTGACCAGCCAGCGCCGGGGTGTTATTACGCCAGTCAGTGACATCGTGTCATCGCTGCATGAAATGAGTAATTCGGGGAGACTGGATGACATTCCGGAAGAATAAAACGCGATGTGATGAACCTGCAGAAATGACTGAGACCGAACAACGTCTGTTCATTATGACAAAACTGAGCAATCCCTGGTGGCGCCTCAATCATCTCTACAAAATACAGAACGAAAAAGGTGAACTGGTCACCTTCAGAATGCGACCGGCGCAGCGCCAGTTGTTCCGGAGCATGCACAATAAAAATATTATCCTGAAAGCACGCCAGATGGGTTTTTCCACGGCCATTGATATTTATCTTCTCGACCAGGCATTATTCATTCCGCATCTCAAATGCGGGATCGTCGCTCAGGATAAACAGGCAGCCAGTGAAATTTTCCGCACAAAAATTGCTGTACCGTTTGATCATCTCCCTGACTGGCTGAGAGCCTCATTCACCATCGTTGAACGTCGTAGCGGTGCCAGCGGTGGCTATATCCTGTTTGGTCACGGCTCGAGTATTCAGGTGGCAACCTCATTTCGCTCAGGTACGGTGCAGCGTCTGCATATCTCAGAGCACGGCAAAATTTGCGCGAAATATCCGGCTAAGGCGAAAGAGCTGCGAACCGGTACGCTTAATGCCGTTTCTGATGAATGCATTATTTTTGATGAATCCACGGCTGAAGGCGTGGGTGGTGATTTTTACGAGATGAGTAACCGTGCACAGGAGAGCACTGCATCAGGCTTATTGCTGACGGCACAGGATTATAAATTCCATTTTTACGCCTGGTGGCAGGATCCTAAATACAGCGCCAGAGTGCCGGAAAGCGGGCTGAAGCTGTCACGGGAAAAAATGACGTATTTTTCTGCGGTTGAGAAGGCAATGAACATCACGCTTACTGATGAACAGAAGCAGTGGTACATCAATAAGGAAACTGAACAGCGTGAGGAAATGAAGCAGGAGTTTCCCTCGACGCCACAGGAGGCGTTTCTGACGTCCGGACGACGTGTGTTCAGTGCCGAAAGTACGTTGCAGGCAGAATCATTCTGTTCGCCACCGCTGATTGTTTATGACATTGAACCTGTTACAGGAAGGAAGACTAAAGCACAGTCTCTGCGTGACGGGAATAAAGCCGAACAGCACCGGACGCTGATGAATTATCTGCTGGTATGGGAACTGCCGGATCCGGATGAAGAGTATGTTTGTGGGGCAGATACTGCCGAAGGGCTGGAGCACGGAGACCGCTCATCGCTGGATGTTGTCAAACGCAGTAATGGCGAGCAGGTGGCTCACTGGTTCGGGCATCTCGATGCTGAACTTTTTGCTCATCTCATTTCGCAGGTCTGTCGTATGTATAACAACGCGTTTGTGGGGCCGGAGCGTAATAATCACGGACATGCAGTTATCCTGAAACTCCGGGAACTCTATCCGACACGTTATATCTACAACGAACAGCATCTTGACCAGGCATATGACGACGATACGCCCCGCCTTGGCTGGCTGACAACCCGTCAGAGCAAACCTGTTCTGACCGAAGGAATGAAAACGCTTCTGAATAATGGAATATCAGGGATCCGCTGGTCAGGCACATTATCGGAAATGAACACCTACGTTTATGACGCGAAAGGCTCCATGAATGCACAGGAAGGCTGCTTTGATGATCAGCTCATGAGCTACATGATTGCCCAGGAGATGCGCGCCAGAATGCCGGTGAGGGTAAAACAGAAAACGGATAAACGCAGAACCACACACTGGATGGCTCACTGATGAAAAATGAAACTAACACCATGGCGACGAAAAACGACAATGGAGCCACGCCGCGTTTTTCTCAGCGCCAGTTACAGGCGCTTTGTTCTGATATTGACAGCCAGCCTAAATGGCGTGATGCCGCAAACAAGGCCTGTGCGTATTACGATGGCGATCAGTTGCCACCGGAAGTTCTTCAGGTACTGAAAGATCGCGGTCAGCCGATGACTATCCATAACCTCATCGCGCCTACCGTCGATGGCGTTCTGGGAATGGAGGCCAAAACACGGACTGATCTGGTGGTGATGTCAGACGAGCCAGATGATGAAACTGAAAAACTGGCTGAAGCTATTAATGCTGAATTTGCCGATGCATGCCGCCTTGGCAATATGAATAAAGCCCGCTCTGATGCCTATGCGGAACAAATCAAGGCGGGCCTCAGTTGGGTGGAGGTCAGACGAAACAGCGATCCGTTCGGGCCTGAATTTAAGGTGTCTACTGTCAGCCGGAATGAGGTTTTCTGGGACTGGCTGAGCCGGGAGGCTGATTTAAGTGACTGCCGATGGCTGATGCGTCGCCGCTGGATGGATACCGATGAGGCAAAAGCTACATTCCCGGGAATGGCTCAGGTTATCGATTATGCCATTGATGACTGGCGTAGTTTTGTCGATACCACGGTTACTGAAGGCCAGCCCAGTCCGTTGATGAGTGCATGGGAAGAGTATCAGTCATGGGATCGACAGCAGAACGAATGGCTTCAGCGTGAACGCCGTCGTGTGCTGCTTCAGGTGGTTTATTACCGTACATTCGAGCGTCTTCCGGTGATTGAACTCAGTAATGGACGGGTGGTGGCCTTTGATAAAAATAATCTGATGCAGGCGGTAGCTGTGGCATCCGGGCGGGTTCAGGTGAAAGTCGGGCGGGTAAGCCGTATTCGTGAAGCCTGGTTTGTCGGGCCGCACTTTATTGTGGATCGCCCCTGTAGTGCTCCGCAGGGGATGTTTCCGCTGGTTCCTTTCTGGGGATACCGAAAGGATAAAACCGGGGAGCCATACGGGCTAATTTCCCGCGCCATTCCGGCACAGGATGAGGTGAATTTTCGTCGTATCAAGCTGACCTGGTTGCTTCAGGCCAAACGCGTGATTATGGACGAGGATGCCACCCAGTTGTCAGACAACGACCTGATGGAGCAGATCGAACGTCCGGATGGCATTATTAAACTGAATCCGGTCCGAAAAAATCAGAAAAGTGTCGCAGATGTTTTTCGGGTTGAGCAGGATTTTCAGGTTGCCAGCCAGCAGTTTCAGGTCATGCAGGAATCGGAAAAACTTATCCAGGATACCATGGGAGTGTATTCCGCATTTCTCGGGCAGGATTCAGGTGCGACGTCAGGCGTGGCTATCAGTAACCTGGTGGAGCAGGGGGCCACAACCCTTGCGGAAATCAACGATAACTACCAGTTTGCCTGCCAGCAGGTGGGAAGACTGTTGCTGGCTTATCTTCTCGATGACCTGAAAAAACGCCGTAATCATGCAGTGGTGATTAATCGCGATGATCGCCAGCGTCGCCAGACCATTGTCCTCAATGCTGAAGGTGATAATGGTGAACTGACCAATGATATTTCAAGGTTAAATACACATATTGCGCTGGCTCCTGTTCAGCAGACACCGGCGTTTAAGGCACAGCTTGCACAGAGAATGTCAGAGGTTATTCAGGGGCTGCCGCCTCAGGTGCAGGCTGTTGTGCTCGACCTGTGGGTTAATCTTCTGGATGTGCCGCAGAAACAGGAGTTTGTTGAGCGTATTCGTGCTGCGCTGGGGACGCCAAAATCACCGGATGAAATGACGCCGGAAGAACAGGAAGTAGCGGCACAACAACAGGCACTTCAGCAACAACAGGCAGAACTCCAGATGCGCGAGATGGCTGGCAGAGTGGCAAAACTGGAAGCTGACGCCGCCAGGGCACATGCAGCTGCACAACGGGATAATGCCAGTGCACAGCGGGAAGTCGCCCTGACACAGGGGCAGCGTTATGTGGATGCGCTTAACCAGGCACATACGGCAGAAATCATTACCGGCGTACAGAATATGGAACAGGAGCAGGACGTTCTTCAGCAACAGATGCTGTATACGTTACAACAGCGGATGAATGAAATGTCGCTCTGAAAACTCTGGCTTCAACTGAACCCCGTCATCGTACGGGGTTTTTTGTTTCCGGAGGTAAGCGTTCCGGGAGCGGTGCGCTTATTCGCGGGGGCAGCGATAAGCCTTATTTACTCAACCATTCGGATCTGTCCGATAAACAGACCATGCGGAGTTATTTATGGATTTTGAATTTACGGGTGAAGAAACCCCGGAACAACTGGAAAAAATGCTGGAAGGACTTGGGGATGTGGATATTGACAGTCACGCACAGGACGTCGTGACGGAAGATACCACGGAAAAACATGCGGATGAGGAAGCACAGACTCAGACGGGCGATAACAATGTGGCACCGACGCCGGATGCCAGTGTGGAGCAGACGCAGGACGTGAAGGAGCCGGAAGCGAAGGGGGTGCTCACCCGCGACGGTAAACACGTCATTCCCTATGAAGTCCTTGAGGCTGAACGTTCCGGTAAGCAACGGGCCGAACAGGAAGCCGCACTTCTTCGTGGGCAGATAGCTGAAGAAAAACGCAGGGTGGAACTGCTGACGTCTCAGATCCACCAGGCCGGTATGAAGCCCACACCGTTACCGGAAAACGAAAAAATTTCTGATGAGCAGATTGCCCGTATCAGGGAGATGTATCCGGAAATTGGTGACGCGGTGGCTTCGCTCATCCGTAAAAATAACTATCTCCAGTCCCGTGTTCAGCAATCAGCACAGCAGGCAGAAGGTAATGGTGGTGAGGATTTATCACCGGTTCTTGATGCGATGAATGCCGTGCCGGTGCTGAAAACGTGGCAGGAGTCCGATCCAGATCGCTTCTCGGTTGCTGTATCCATCGACGGGAAGCTCCAGAATGACCCCGCATGGAAAGACAAAACGCTCACTGAACGTTTCGCTGAAGTGGCCCGTCGTACGCAGGTTGCTTTCGGTGAAGTCAGTGAGTCGTCTGCTGACAACAAGGCAGACAAAACGGATATCCGGAAAACGGCGGAAGAGAAAGTGAAGACCGCTGAACAGGAGCAGGCAGTACCTGCTTCCCCGTCAGATTTAGGCACCACGGCTTCCGTTGGAACCGGTGATAATTTTGAACGGTTACTTGGCGCTTCTCATTCAGAGGCAGAGGCGATTATGCGCGGTATGACGAATGCTGAAATAGACGCGCTTCTGGAGAAGCTCGGGTAACTTACTGAAGGAGAACTGAAGTAATGACGACTGTAACATCAGCCCAGGCGAATAAGCTGTATCAGGTGGCGCTTTTTACCGCTGCCAACCGCAACCGCTCGATGGTCAATATCCTCACTGAACAGCAGGAAGCGCCAAAAGCGGTTTCGCCGGACAAGAAAAGCACGAAGCAGACCAGCGCGGGTGCGCCGGTTGTACGGATCACTGACCTCAACAAACAGGCCGGTGATGAAGTGACGTTCAGCATCATGCACAAACTCTCTAAACGTCCGACGATGGGGGATGAGCGCGTTGAAGGCCGTGGTGAAGACCTCAGCCATGCTGATTTTTCCCTGAAAATTAATCAGGGCCGTCACCTGGTGGATGCGGGCGGACGTATGAGCCAGCAGCGTACGAAGTTCAACCTGGCATCCTCTGCCAGAACGCTGCTGGGTACGTACTTTAACGACCTGCAGGACCAGTGTGCGATAGTGCATCTTGCCGGTGCCCGCGGTGATTTTGTTGCTGACGACACCATTCTGCCAACGGCAGATCACCCTGAATTCAAAAAAATCATGATCAACGACGTACTGCCGCCGACGTATGACCGTCATTTTTTTGGTGGTGATGCGACGAGTTTTGAGCAGATCGAAGCGGCAGATATTTTTTCTATTGGCCTGGTGGACAATCTCTCCCTGTTCATTGACGAAATGGCGCATCCGTTACAGCCGGTTCGTCTGTCCGGTGATGAACTTCACGGAGAAGATCCATATTACGTCCTGTACGTCACGCCGCGTCAGTGGAATGACTGGTACACCTCGACGTCCGGTAAGGACTGGAACCAGATGATGGTTCGTGCCGTGAACCGTGCAAAAGGTTTTAACCATCCGCTGTTCAAAGGTGAATGTGCGATGTGGCGGAATATCCTGGTTCGTAAGTATGCGGGTATGCCGATCCGTTTCTATCAGGGTTCAAAGGTTCTGGTATCAGAGAATAACCTGACGGCAACCACGAAAGAGGTCGCTGCTGCAACCAATATTGACCGCGCCATGTTACTGGGGGCTCAGGCGCTGGCAAATGCTTACGGTCAGAAGGCAGGCGGTCACTTCAACATGGTTGAGAAGAAAACGGATATGGATAACCGTACTGAGATAGCAATCAGCTGGATCAACGGTCTGAAAAAAATCCGTTTCCCCGAGAAGAGCGGCAAGATGCAGGATCACGGCGTGATTGCCGTTGATACCGCAGTGAAGCTCTGATTTTTCCTTTCCCCATGCCGGGTTTTCGCCCGGCTTTTTCTGGAGTCATTAATTATGGCAAAGACTATTCTTGCCCCGTCACTGAGTGAACGGGTCTATACGGGCACGCACGGTAATGAGTCGGTGGCAGAAGGCGTATTTACGGTGAATGCTGCGGAAGCGGACAGTGTTATTCATCTTCTCTCACTGCCAGTTGGCATCCGTATCAACTCACTCCAGCTGGTTTCAACGGGCGGTCTGGGTACTGCAACCGTCAGCATTAAGTCTGGTGAGCATGTTCTCATCGATAACAGCGAAGCTGTTTCTGCAAAATTTGCCAGATATGTGCCAGTGGAGCCGTACACCACACAGCGTGACGGAGAGCTGGTTACTGTCACCATTAAGACTGCCGCTGCAACCGGCACCCTGAATGTTCTGCTGCGTTATACCGTGGTGGGATACTGATTAAAACCTTCCGGCCCGCGTCATGCGGGCTTTTTATCCGGGGAATTTATATGAGCGAGAAAATTGCCGTTGTCTATATCGGCCCAAAACCCGTGAAAAAGGACACCATTACCGGAAGTCGCACGCTGTTCCCACGTCTTGAGCCGGTGCATGTTGACAGCGCGATGGCCTGGCAACTGCTGGGGTTTCCGGATGTCTGGGTTCGTCATGAAGAGCTTGATGATGTTCTGAAAAAGCAACAACAGAATGAGCAGTTGCGGCAGGCACAGCAGGCGCAGGAAAGAGTGCTTGCTGCGCTGGTAGAAGCGGAGAACAGTTTTGTTGTTTCTGTTAACGGGCAGGAGGTGGATTTAAGTAAGCTCACCTCAGCACGGCTGGCGACGCTGTGTGAGGCAGAAGAGCTGGATATTCACAAAGACCCGAAAGAAACGGCTGAGGCATTCCGTATCCGGGTGCGTGAGGCATTTCGCCGTCGTGTTGCGGAGACTGAACAGCATGGCGGAACTGAGTGATTTTTTACCGTATGTCCGTCGTCATATCAGCGGTCCACTGAACATTATGATGACGGATGCTCTGTCAATGGCTGCCGTGGCATTCAGCCGCCAGTCGTTGGTGTGCCGTCGGGAGGTTACTGTTGTACCGGTGGCAGGAAAAGAAATCGTGCTTCCGTATGACAAAGATGATGAGGAGTGCGTTCATATCATCCGTATCTCTGACGATAATCATGAGCTTTTTGTCGGTCGGGATGTGGATATCAGCTCCGGACGCTCCCTGCGATTTGCCTGTTCTCCCGGTGAGGTGAGCGTGCTTTATGCCGTCGCTCCGAAAGCCGGACGCAGCCAGATACCGGATGAACTCCTCACATGGCCTGAAGAAGTGGCTGCGGGGGCACTTGAGCGGTTGTTCATGCAGACTGGTGTTTCATGGTCGGACCCGTCACGCGCACAGTATTTTTCTGTGCAGTTTTCTGAGGGGCTCCGTCGGGCATATCGTCATACACTGGCGACAAGCCCGTACTCTTCATACCGCAACCCTGTACGCAGGCAGAGGTTTTACTGATGACGACGATTACAGAAATCATCGGACGTGTGAATACACAACTGGTTGACCCGATGATGGTTCGCTGGCCCCTGCAGGAATTGTGCGATTATTACAATGATGCTGTGAGGGCAGTGATTCTGGCGAGACCGGATGCTGGCGCAAGCCTGGAAACAATCCGTTGTGTTCCAGGTGCACGTCAGGTTTTGCCTGATGGTGTAATACAGCTTCTTGACGTGATATGCCTCAGTGACGGTAGCGCGGTCAGACCATTATCCCGGGAGGTGCTGGATGCGCAGTATCCCGAGTGGCCCACAATGAAGGGCATTCCTGAATGTTTTATCAGCAACGACCTGTCCCCGCGCGTATTCTGGCTGTTTCCTGCCCCTGACAAAGAGATAAGTATTGATGCAGTGGTAAGCCGGATACCGGAGGCAGTGTATGTTCTGACGCAGGACGATGATACGCCAGTTCCACTGGAAGAGGCTTATGTTAACCCACTGGTGGACTGGATGTTGTTTCGTGCTTTCAGTAAGGATGCTGCCGGTGGCGCAGAATCGGGGCTGGCTGCGCAGCATTATCAGAGTTTTGTTGAGCAACTTGGGAGCAAACAGGGGGCAGACAGTGCATTGTCTGCCCGTAAAAAAGTGTTTAACGGAGGTGGAGTGTGAGTGTTGTTGTTTCGGGGACGCTGAAATCTCCTGATGGTGAGGCGATATCAGGAGCAAATATTACCCTGACGGCGCTGACAGTTTCACCGGATGCGCTCAGCGGCACCAGTGCGTCGGCAGTGACCCGTGAAGGTGGATATTACGGAATGACGATGGATCCGGGGGAGTATGCGGTTTCGGTGACGGTGAAAGGGAAGACTGCTGTCTACGGACGTGTGCGTATTGAGGGGACCGAAAGTACGGTGACGCTCAATATGCTGTTACGCCGCAGTCTTGTTGAGGTTAGCATACCCGGAGAACTGCTGACAGATTTCCGGCAGATACAGAATAATGTGGCTGATGACCTTGCCACTATTCGTCGCCTGAATGAAGACACGGCGACAAAAAACACTCAGGCCACACAGTCAAAAGAAAGTGCAGCAGCCAGTGCGAAGAGTGCATCTGACAGTGCAAAGACGGCAACCAGCAGGGCGGCTGAAGCCGGACAAAAAGCGACTGATGCCACTGAGGCTGCGACCCGTGCAGTCACAGCAGCGGGGAATGCAGAGGAAAGCTCGACCCGTGCCGGAGAGTCTGAAAAAGCCGCCGGAGCTGATGCAGAAAAAGCCAGACAGCATGCTGAAAAGGCCAGGCTGGCGCAGGAGAGCGCCGGAGAGATCCTTAAGCGGGCAGAGGCTGCCACTGTCAGTGCTGAAGAGGCCAGACGTATGGCTGAGAATGCACGGGGGCCCCGGGGGCCTCAGGGAGAAACTGGTCCGAAGGGGGATGTCGGTCCTAAAGGCGAAACAGGTCCAGTGGGCCCTCAAGGGCCCGCAGGGCCGAAAGGTGAGCGTGGTGACGTTGGTGCTCAGGGGGCTGTAGGGCCCGCTGGTCCGCGTGGTGAGAAGGGCGAACAGGGGGAGCGAGGACCGCAGGGAATACCAGGCCTGAAGGGGGATACCGGAGAGCGGGGGCCTAAAGGGGACCAGGGGGATATGGGGCCAAAAGGCGAGAAAGGTGATCCGGGAGGTCCTGCAGGCCCGCAAGGTCCTAAAGGCGAACGAGGAGAAGCCGGACCACAGGGACCTCGTGGAGAGCCAGGTCCGGCAGGCAGCGCTGCAAATGTGGCTGATGCAACGACGGCACAGAAGGGAATTGTGCAGTTAAGCAGCGCAACGGACAGTGATGATGAAACGAAGGCTGCCACCCCGAAAGCGGTGAAAGCGGCAATGGATGTGGCAAATGAAGCGAAAACAAAGGCAGAAGAGGCTGCAGCAGGAGGTGGTGTTCCCGGTCCGAAAGGAGATAAAGGGGACACGGGGCCAGCAGGTCCGGCTGGGCCGAAGGGTGATAAGGGAGAGCGCGGTGACACCGGCCCTGTCGGGGCAACCGGCGAACGGGGACCGGCAGGTGATGCTGGTCCGGCAGGCCCGCAGGGGCCGAAAGGCGACAGGGGAGAGCGGGGAGAGACCGGTCTGACGGGAAATGCAGGTCCACAGGGTCCAAAGGGAGATACCGGTGCGGCAGGTCCGGCAGGCCCACAGGGACCGAAAGGAGAAACAGGTGCGGCTGGCCCGGTAGGGGCAACCGGACCTCAGGGGCCGAAGGGCGACCCGGGGGAGACGCAAATACGGTTCCGTCTGGGGCCGGGAAACATTATTGAGACAAACAGCAATGGCTGGTTCCCGGATACAGATGGCGCACTCATCACCGGACTGACCTTTCTTGACCCCAAAGATGCCACACAGGTTCAGGGGCTGTTTCGGCATTTGCAGGTCAGGTTTGGTGACGGGCCGTGGCAGGATGTTAAGGGGCTGGATGAAGTGGGCAGTGATACAGGCAGAACAGGAGAATGACATGAACATACTAAAAAAACTTATGCAGCGTCTGTGCGGTTGCGGAAAGCATGATGGCCGTGAACACGGGCAGTCGCTTACAGTACAACTGCGACTGGGACCGGCAGACATTCTGGAGTCCGATGAGAATGGCATTATCCCGGAGCAGGACAGGGTAATCACGCAGGTGGTGATACTGGATGCGGATAAAAAGCAGATACAGTGCGTGGTAAGACCGCTGCAAATCCTGCGTGCTGACGGGACGTGGGAAAATATTGGCGGGATGAAATAGCCGACAGCTTCACAAAACCGGAGCCCGGCTCCGGTTTTTGTTGTCATGTATAGGGGGGGTTATTAGAGAGTGAAGTAATAAACATGTTAATACGATGGAGTGAAGGATGCCGTGTAATTCTGGTTCAAGAGTTTTTTATGCCGGAAAATCGCAGGATTATTCTGGATAGTAAAGAATCCTGGTTAATAATCTGTGATAGTCAGTTGGGCCATTTAATGCGCAGTATGTATCAGGGACGCCGTTTTATTCAGCTGAATCTGGAAAAATTGAAAGGGGTACATGATGTCGCCTTGCCAGTGAAATGGGAATTCACATGAAGACAGTGAATAGCTTTCTGTATACGGGAATGGCGAAAAATGGACTGTATGGTGTGAGTGTGAAACATCTTGCGTGTGCGGAGTGATGCTTCTCGTTGCTACAGCGGCAATGATAATGCAGTGAAAAAAGGGGAGCAATATGCTCCCCCAAACCGAAAGAAAATTGCAATAATCAATGAAGTTATTTAGTCATCATCAGAATGTCATGCAAGGCATTTTGTTTCAGTGATGCCGATCGCGATTTTAGCGAATTCCATCATAAATCCCCTGATTTTTAAGCCTGAAGCAGTCAAAGGAATTTCTATGCCCTATATCGATATCACCACGATGCGTGGGATGATGCCGCGCGTTGTGACATCCATGCTGCCCGAGCATTCCGCTGTACTGGCGGAGGACTGCCATTTCCGGTTTGGTGTTATTACACCAGAACGTCAGATATCCGGGGTTGAGAAAACATTCACAATTAAGCCAAAAACAATTTTTCATTACCGTGATGATTTCTGGTTTGCGTGGCCGGATGTGGTGGATGTGATCCGTAGTCCCGTTGCTCAGGATAATTACGGGAGGATCTACTACACTGACGGAAAATTTCCAAAAGTCACGGCTGCTGAAATTGCCACCAAAGGAGAGGGTAATTTCCCTGCGGCATCATATCGTCTGGGGATCCCCGCACCGACAACAGCACCTGTTTGTACCGTTCAGAAGGGAGAAGGTGCCACTGACGAAAATCCGAATGATGATGAAACCCGCTTTTATACCGAAACCTTTGTATCGGCGTATGGTGAGGAAGGGCCTCCCGGACCTGAATCGCTGGAAGTCACCGTGGGGATCCCTGATACTCCGGTTCAGTTAACACTCTCTCCGGTTCCGTTGCAGGACGCAAACATCAATCGTCGTCGTATTTATCGTTCTGTCTCAGGGGGCGGAGAGGCCGATTTTTTACTCGTGGCTGAGCTTGAAGCATCCGTGCTCAGTTACACGGACAACATACCGGCGAAAAACCTCGGACCTTCTCTTGCAACATGGGATTACCTGCCGCCGCCGGAGAATATGACAGGTCTTTGCCTGATGGCGAATGGTATTGCCGCCGGATTTGCCGGTAATGAGGTAATGTTTTCGGAAGCGTATCTGCCGTATGCATGGCCCGAAGTGAATCGTCACACAACGGCTGAAGATATCGTGGCAGTCTGTCCGCTAGGAACATCACTGGTGGTGGCGACAAAGGGCGAGCCTTATTTGTTCAGTGGGGTTTCACCGTCCACAATTTCTGGTTCAAAAATCCCGTCAATGCAGGCGTGTCTGAGCAGGCAAAGTATGGTTGCGATGGAGGGATTTGTGCTGTATGCGGGAACAAATGGTCTTGTGTCTGTTGATGCAAACGGCAATGCCGCGCTGGCGACGGAACAGATTATTTCACCGGAGCAGTGGCAGACTCAGTTTAATCCGGCCTCCATTGTGGCTTATCCCTGGCGTGGTGAATACATTGCCTGTTACACAAAACCGGATGGTGAGAAGGATGTGTTTGTCTTTAACCCGGCAGGTATGGATATCCGGCACCTGAGCACACCTTTTGACTGCGCATGTGTTGATCTGGTTAACGATGTTATGCGTGTAGTCTCAGGGCAAAACATGTCTGCGATGGCCGGTGGAAGATTGCCGTCATTAATACGATGGCATTCGAAAGTCTTTTCCCTTCCGGAAAGAACCTCGTTTTCCTGTCTCAGGGTGAAGTCTCCGACGCCAGAGCGGGTGGGCATTACAGTGCTGGCTGATGATGTTCCAGTGATTCACCTTGCTCCGGGAAGCCTTTCGGGAAGCGTGGTGAGATTACCTGCTGCAACCGGGCAAAACTGGCAGGTACTGGTTTCCGGTTTTGGTCAGGTTGAACGTATCACACTCAGTACATCAATGTCGGAGCTACCGATATGACAAAAAAACCGTGGCGCGCAGGGAAGGATTTATCTGCGGTTGTGGAAAATATGGAGATTGGCACAGGGCAGCGTGGTGACGGACGTCACGCCTTTGTGACCCGTGAAGAACTGGTTGGTCTGAAGCTGGCTCGTCGTCGTGCTTCTGGTGGTGGCTCATACGCCCTGAATCCGGGGGTAGAGATAGACAGTAGCCTGATGGTTGTGGATTTCCCCCCGAAGCCGCTGAATTTTAAAGCGACAGGTGGATTTGGCTCGGTTCTCCTTGAGTGGGATATGCCCAATTATCGAGGTCATTCACTGACTGAAGTCTGGCGGGGTACGGAAGACGACCTTGCTGATGCCGTGCTGGTTGCCACCACACCGGGGCAGGTTTACGGCGATCCGGTTGACCCGGGATGGTCGGGATTTTACTGGATCAGGTTTGTGAATGCTGCTGGCGTTAAAGGACCGTGGCATGCTGTCGGTGGTGTTGCTGCACAGACACAAATTTCTGTTCAGGCGCTGATTGACCAGATCAAGGAAGAAGCGGCGAATTCTCCTGTTGTGGAGGAGTTACGGCAGGAAATTAAGGATGCCGAAGGGCGGGCAGTACAGGAAGCTGGCGTGCAGACCACTGAGGTTGTGGGTAATCTCAGGGAGGAGACATTAAAAACGATTGGTGGCGTGGAAACCCGCATAACCGATATGGACTCATCAACAAGTGAATCGCTAAATGAAGTTAATGAGCGAATCACTAAACTGGATGAAGGAGGCAGTAAAGCTTTCCTGTCCATGTGGTCAAAGAAAGCCGGAGCTGATGGGGTGACAGCCGGAATCGGCATTGTTGCCGGAAAAGACAGCAGCGGAGGTGCGGTAAGTCAGGTGGCAATATCCGCGTCGCAGTTGTTTGTCTTTGACCCGAACGATCCTGATAACACGGCCTATCCGTTTGCAGTTTCTGGCGGAAAAGTCGTGATTACTAAAGCGATGATTTCTGACGCGGTGATTGAAACGCTTGTATCGCAGAAAATTGTCGCGGATGAAGTAAAGGCCGGGGTAAGTATCACCTCGCCGGTGATTCGCAGTGCTGTTATTCAGAACGGGAACTTTCAGGTTGATTCTCAGGGTAATCTGAATATTGGTGGCCTTTTTAGTGTTACTTCTCAGGGGCAACTGACCATTCGTTACTCTAATCAGAATGTGGGGCTGGTGATCCGCAATGATAAAATTGAAGTTTATGATGAAAACGGAAGACTGGCTGTCCGAATCGGAAGATTGAGCTGAACGGGAGGCTGATATTGGCTGCATTCGGTTTTTCAATTTATGACAAAAATAATGTTGATGTGACAGGCGTGCTTACCCCCATATTTTACCTGGACAGGTTTACGGCGGAGTCTGGATCAAAAACGTATACGAATAAACCTGAAGGGAAAACATTGCAGGCAGTCTGTTCATTATTTCCGTGGAATAATGTGTTTGCGGACCGGAAAGTACCTAAGATAACCATTAATGGCAATACGGTGACGTGGTCTAATCTTGAGCAGGGAATGGGGTCATATATTTATACATTCTGGGGGTGAGTTGTATGTATGGTTTAAGTATTACGAAACCAGATGGCAGTTTGTGGATCAGTCCGGGGTTTACACCTCAATGCCTGATCAATAAAGGCACCATACCGGCGACTGAAAAGGCTTTTTTTAAAACATCAATTCCATCTGATAAAAGTTGTTTTTTCTTTATCAGAACAGAGAAGAAGGCTGATGTCATGTACACGCATGAACAGATAGATGGATATCATGCCCTGAGGCTTCATGTAATTGTCAAGGGAACGAATCCTGGTGTTACGACTGTTTATGCTTTCGCGAATATGGTTACTCCACCTTCTGAGTATGGTATCGCCATGTATAACCATGACGGTGAGATGATTTATCATGGCGAAATGATGCTGTTGGACGCAAAGTTAATACCTGTTGATATCAAGTTTGAGAAGGACCTTGGATATCCATGCGCAATTATGCCTGCACTGGTTGGGTATTATAACTGGCAGCGTACACCTTATGACCGCCCGATTTACACCACGTCTACTGGTGCTACAGGAAATAAAATATATTCCTGTGAGCATTATTCCGGTGGTGCAACATAGGATATTCGAAAGCCTTATATAGATAAGGTTTTGGTTATTAATTCATCAATATATGACTGATGTTATGGTTGACGTGAATATTAAATAATGGAATTTATTTTATCTTAGATAATACAGGGTTATTTTAGTATAGGAAAATTCTAAAAATGAAGCATTCCAGTATTTTTTTTGTGTGCACAACTCTTGTGATGTGTTCTCTGACTGCGCCAGTCTATGCAGAGATGGGGAACAGTACCGTTTCTCTCGGATTTGCTCATCTTCAGCTCTCTGGACTGAATCATTTTGTTAAGGATTTAAGTCTTCATAATCTTGATACCTTTAACAACTTTGTAAATAAAAACTATTTCAACTCATTTGGTGAATATGCAGATGCTTCTGTCAGAGGGCATGACGGCAAAGCCAAAAGCCTTCAGGGGATGAGCATCAAGTACCGTTACGAGATAACTGATGAGCTGGGGGTTATAACCTCTTTTACATGGGTGCGCTCCATGACTAATGCGCAGGCATTTATTGATGTTAAGCCCGCAGATCAAAACCCCGCAGCTTCAGGAAGAACAGATATCAGGGCGAATTACTGGAGTTTGTTGGCTGGCCCTTCGTGGCGGTTTAACGAATACCTCAGTGTGTATGCAATGGCTGGTATGGGGGTTGCAAAAGTCACCACTGATTTAAAAATTAACGACAATCTTAATCATGGCGCTGGTAGCTTTTCTGAAAGCAACAGTACCAAAAAAACAGCACTTGCATGGGCCGCGGGTGCACAATTTAACCTGAATGAAAGTGTTGCTATGGATGTCGCGTATGAAAGCTCTGGCTCTGGTGACTGGCGCACAAGCGGGGTTACTGTTGGTATTGGTCTGAAATTCTGAGCAATACCCGGCAATATGTCATAACCCGCTGTGATGGCGGGTTTTTTGTTGCCCGTTCAGGGTAAAGATCGTAGATTATGCGCGGGTGCCTTTCGGCTGATGGCTGGAGGGTGAACCTGAAGGCCTGATGTGGAAAGGCCCCGAGTCAAACATTTGTTTAACCCGAGGCCCTAACACTTCGTACCTTGACAAGTAGAAGGTTAGCGCCTCTCCACTCTGGAGGCAAGCGCTATGTCGCAAAAATCGCTTATCACCGTCACAATTTGTATGACGGTAATCTTCACCATCTGGATGTTACACGGTTCGCTGTGTGAGTTCCGGCTGAATTTGTGGGGGAGCGGAGTTTGCGGCGTTCTTACAGTGTAAGCAGTAGGAAAACCGCGACGGGGACGAAAGTCCCCGTCAACTGGTTGTTGAGGTTCAGCCGATATGGCACCCGTTTCAGGTGAGAGAATGGACGACAAAATTCTCCGGTATATGAAGCGTGTTGTGAGAAATTCCCGCAACCCTGAGTTTATGAATGAAGTTAAAGACGCCTGCCTTAAAAAGCAGGCGTTTTGCTTTGAAGCCCCTGATGGTTTTCTGGTGCTGCGTTCTGTGCTCCGTGACGATGGCATCCCTTATGTTCTGGTGTTGCTGGGTGTGTGTACGGGGAGTAACAGCGTTGAGCGTTATCTGCCGGAGGTGAGGACATTAACCCGTCTGGCTGGCGGACGCTGGGCTGAATTCCACACGGCAAGGCGAGGATTTATCCGGCTGGGAAAACGACTGGGCTTTGAGCGAATGCCGGATGATGAGGATGGCTTCATGGTGTTCAGGATAGCGGTCTGACGGCCACTGTATTCATCATCGTGTGTAAACCAACATTGCACTTCACATTCTGACCCTGCCCCGGCAGGGTTTTTTGTTATCTGAGGAGACATTATGGGCGGAAGTAAAGGCGGTGGTGATACCGAAGTAAAACCAACAGCAGCGCAAATAGCACAGGAAGAGGTGGCATGGAAAGGGTGGCAGGATTACAAAAATATCCTCCGTCCGGCAGAAGATAACTTCATGGAAAAGGTCGATGACCTTAACAGTGAACAGCAGTACGAAAATATCGCTGGCACAACAAATCTTGGTTATCAGAAACAGTTTGGTGAAGCGCGAAGGGAGCTGGCGGGTAATCTTGCTCAGTCCGGCGTTGACCCATCCAGTGGTCGTTTTAATGCGGTAATGGATGCAAATCAAAGCGACCAGGTGACCGGGCAGATTGACACAACCACACGGGGGCAGGTGTCGCAGGCAGATAAATATATTGCCGGGCTACAGGATGTTGCCGCGCTCGGTTCCGGTCAGAAGGCGGATGCGTTACAGAGTTTTAACTCTCTGGCAGACAGCAGTCTGGCAAAAGCCAAATCAGATGCACAGGCGGCGTTTACGAAACAACAGGGGCGCGCCTCTCTTGTTGGCGCTGGTCTTGGCGCGGTTGGGGCTTATGCAATGCATAAGGCTGGCGGTAGCGGAAGTGGAGGCTCTAAAACGCCAGGTACCGGCGCTAACGCTATTCAGAATCGGGCTCAGAACTGGAGGCTGTAATTATGGAGTATGGCAAATACGAAACTCTCGCAAGGGCTGGTTATTCAGGCGCTGGCAGGCCATGGGGTGACTGGGAAACCTCTGCCGCGTTGACACGCCAACAATACGACGACTGGCGCACCAGATATTTGCCTCGTATAGCAAGGCTGGCTGACCTTGGTGAGAACAACAGTCTGATGAATGCACAGCTTGCCCGGGTGGGCGGCCTTGCCACTTCCAGTCTCCGTACAGCGCAGATGGCACAGGATAACCAGATGGCGAGATACGGGGTAAACCGCCCGGATAATCCTAACAGTAACACGCTGGGTTTACGTAATGCTCTGGCAATTGCTGGCGCGAAAAATGGTATCCGTGAAGCAGAGCAGGATCGCCAGATGAACATACTGACGGGTGCTTCTGCACCTGCAAGACAGCAACTGAGTGTTGGTGGACAACTGGTGTCAGCGTAAGGGGGACATATGGGATACGGTTTACTGGATATTGCGAATCAGTCGCGGCGTGAGGCATTACAGGGAATAAGTGATGCCGACAGACGACGTGAAGAAATTGAGGCTGTGAACAAGCAGATGGCGGCGCAACAGAAAGCGCAGCACAAGCAGAATATCGGTACGGGAATCGGTACGGGGGCGGCTATTGGCGCATCCGTTGGTGGTCCTGTTGGCGCTGTTGCTGGTGCAGTAATTGGCGGCATTGCTGGTTCTTTGTTTTAAGGAGTAGTGAATGAGCGGATTTGCACAGGGGTTACTTGCAGGATTCAGCACCGTTGACCAGGCAATGACCCGTCGTAAGGAGCTTGGTTTGCGAGAAGCACAGCTTGCTCAGCAACAGAAAAATAACGAGCGCGATTTTGAATTTGCGCAGTCTCAGTTTGAACATAATAAAGACGTTGATCAGCGGAACTTTGATTACAGAGCCAAAGTTGATGACCGCAATTACGCACTGCAGGAAAGGGAGTTTAACGCCAATCTGAGGTAGCCTGAGTTTAACGGACACTCCTTCCTGAAATAGAATGGCATCAGAAGGAGCTAATAATGAGCAGAAAAACCCAACGTTACTCTAAAGAGTTCAAAGCCGAAGCTGTCAGAACGGTTCTT